AAATTATTATTAAACTTATACATAAAACAATTAATCCTATTATTCAAAAAGCATTGGAAATTTTAGATATGGCTAATGAAGTTATGACAGAAATAAATAAAAAAACAGGTTCACAAAAAGGAGCGGCACTGATTGAGGGACGCTCAAAATTTGTAGCTATGCGAAAAGATTTAAACATTATTAAAAAACAAATTGAAGATCAAGGAAAACAAACTTCAAAGATTGATGAGATATATAACAAAGTATCGGAGTACCAAAGAAATGTTGCTGAAGAACTCCTAAATGGGGTTTAAAGTCCATTTTTAAATTTTAATTTCAATTTTCAAATTTGAAAAATAAGAAAGGAGAAAATTATGGGATTAGCATGGATTAGTTTATGCCTATGTGTTGCCGGAATATTTACTAATTATTTTTTTACTTTTAAAGTAACAAATTTTGATATGGGGTTAGCGTGGGCAGCTTGTAGTATATGGGTTATAGCTTTTATTCTTAAAAAATAAGAAAGGAAAAAATAAAAATATAATATGAAATTAAAAAAAAGAAAATTAAAACAAACAAAATTAAATATTGCTCCACAAGAAGTAAAAGTATCAAAATTAAAAAGAAGAACGTTAGTCAGCAGTAATTGGCAGGAGCAAGAAGAATATAAAAAGTATCCCTTGAAAACTTGCACATGGGAAGATGAAGGAGGTATAACAAGAACTGTTTATTATATTTATTGTAATAAGCAGCAACGTCAAATTTCTTTAGAAGTTTGTATTAAAGGTATTTTTTATTTTAATTCACATTCTAAATTTTGTCGAAAATGTTTTGACTTACCAAAAAAAATAGATTTCCCCGATGTGTTTTTAAATACCCCAAAAGAAACAAGATTGCCTGAGGCTACTATGTACTTAACAGAAGCACAAAAGAAAAAAAATGATTTAGAATAAAAAATAAAAAGGAGGAAATAAAAATGGCTACTAAAAAAAGAAATGTAATTAAAACTAATGTTAAAAATTTGGTAGAAGAAGTAAATGGAAAAAAGAAATTGGGCTATATTCTCTGGTGGACAATTTCACAAAATCTTTTAATTGATGGTGAAAAAGCACAAGATATTTTTACAAAAAAAGGTTTTGATAAAAAAGAACTCCCGCTTCCTCTCGAAGCTGACGTAGCTTTTGTAAGATCAGCAAGAAAGATCAACACAAGAAATTCTGACTGGTTAATCCGAAAAGTTCTTTTGAACGATGATAAAATTATTTATTCTTTGGTTAAAGAAACCATTGATAAAATTGCCGAAGATTCAAATTATATCAAAGAAGATAAAATTACTTTGCTTCGAGCAACAAAAGATGTTACAATGGAAAATAATTTAGATATTTCTAAAGAAATTAAATCCACCTACCAAAACCTTGTCAACAAAATTGATAATTGGAGATTTACCGAATTTCTTTTGAGACAGCTAAAAAATATGAACTCAATTCAGTTAAGAGAAATGGGTGGAATTTACTTTGTTCCAATTATCAACGAAGAAAAATTAAACTTGATTGAAGAAGGATTGAATGAAATTTCCCCCGAAAGTGTTTTTTATCTCCTGCCAATCTATGATGAACCAAAAACTAAAAACAATCTTCAAAATGCTTTCCAAGAGGATTTCAAAAAAGAAATTGAAACAATGGCCGATGAACTGGAAAAGAGAATTGAAGCCGATAACACACGCCCTGGGACGTTCCAAAACCGTTTACAGGAGTATAAAGAATTTAGAGAAAGAGCAAAAGCATATGAAGATTTGCTTTCCTTTAAAGCAAGTGATATTCATAAAACCATTGATAAACTTGAATTCAAAGTAAAAGAAGCTTTGGGAAAATAAGAAAGGAGAATTATTATGAACTTTGAGGAACTTAAAAATAATTGTAAAAATGGTATGTATGAAAACAAGATGCCTTACATGAAAAAAATCCGGGATCAGCCCTCTTTTTTTGATAGTGAACAAAAAAGAATTGATAATTTATTTTATAAACATTGTTGTGAATCCGTGGAAACTTTATTAAATCCTATTATTTGTTATGGACAATTTCAATTGCTTTTTAATAAAGCATGGAAAGAAAAACATTCAGAAGGCATTTATGCTGTTATAGAATTTCTTGAAGAACTAACATATTGGATATATGAATGGGAACGTTTTAATAAAAATTAAATAAAAAAGGAGAAAAATTATGTATAAAGAAAAAATAATTATTATTAGTTTAAGCAAAGAAGAAGCCCTTTTACTTATCCATAAAATTAATTGTTTACTTCATGGTGTAGAATCTGTAACATGCGATCAAAAAATTAGATTGATAACAAGAAAAGGTGAAGAAGTGGTTTTTAGTTTTTGTCTTGAAGAATAAAATAAAAAAGGGAGGGAATAAAATGTCAATCAAATATTGTAATCTTTGTAAACGAAATGTTGAACCATGCAGACAAATTGGTGTAGGTACACTTATTGCAGTTCTTATAACAGTAGGTGCGTGGTTATTTTTAATTCCTTTTTATTCAAAAAAATGCCCTATTTGTAAAGGGGAACAATTAATAAAAAACTTTTGAAAGGAGAATAAAAATGACAAGAAAAGAAGCTATTAAAAAATTTAGAAATCTTTTTACAATTTTAGCCGAAGCAAGTTCCCCTTATAGTAATGATTACTATAAAAAACAGTATGTGGCTATTTTAGGAAAACAACGAAAAGAATATGAAAAAATTATTTATAAACTATCTAAAAAGAAAGGTAAATGATGAATACAATTAACCTTGATAGCTATGATAAAGCATCTTTTAACAATATCAAAGAACAAAGTTCTATATTACAAAATATGGAAACAATTGGAAGTGGAGAAAATGTTGCTTTTCCATTTCTTATGGAAGATGTGTACGGATCACTTTATAAATATTCACCGGAAGTAAAAGAAGAAGTTTCTACCGGCTTTCAATTTAATAAACAAATTATTCAACAATTAATGCAATTAAGAGAATATAAAGATTTAAGAGAATTTACAAAATTAAAAGAATTTGAAAGTGCAACAGGAGTACAATCATTTAGTGAATATATAAATAATAATATCCCAGAAGAAACAAAACAAAAAATTAATGAAGCGGCCATAACACAAACTTTACTTAACGGGTTATTAGAAAATTATAATCCTGATACAGCCGATTCATCAATTCCTAATCTTGTTGAGGAAGCCAAAGAAAAATTAAATAAATTAAATGAAGAATTACAACAAAAAGATATACGAAAAATTATAAAAGAAGCGCTCAAACAAAGTTCGGAAGATGTACAACAAACTAATTCATTTTTAAATTCTTTTGGAACAGGAGAAGGGCAAAATCAAACTATACCAATGAAAGATAAAATTGAAATTGCTAAAAAATTAATGAATAATAGTAAATTAAAACAAATAGCTACTTTAGCAGGAAGATTTCAGAATCTTGCCTTGCACTATCAATCTACAAAAACAAAACATGGGGTAGATGAAATTGTAGATATTAAAATGGGAAACGATATAAATAAAATTGTTCCAACTGAATTAGTTTATCTTGATGATCCTGATTTAGATATAGTATTTTATGATAAACTAAGCCAAAGAAAACTTCTGCAATTTGATACAGAAGGAAAAGAAAATCTATCTAAAGGACCAATCATTTTGTGTATTGACGGAAGTGGAAGCATGACAGGGGACAGAGAAGTTTGGTCAAAAGCATTTGCTCTTGGATTATTGACTATTGCTAAAAAACAAAAAAGAGATTTTTCTATTATCCATTTTGGATCGGAAAGGGAAATAAAAACGTATTCTTTTTCAAGTAAAATTGATCCTACAAATTTATTAGAAGCTCTTTCTTACTTTTTTCATGGGGGAACAAATTTTGAACAGCCATTACATACAGCAGTAAAATTAATTAAAGAAAATAAAAATATGAAAAAAGCAGATATTGTTTTTATTACTGATGGTGAATGTGTTGTATCTGAAGTTTTTAACGTTCATTTTTTAGAAAATAAAGAAAAATATGAATTTAAAATTTATGGAATTTTAATTGAAACTTCTTCAAATGAACTTCCATTCCCAACAGATACTGTTTTTAAACTAAATAAAAATGAAAAAGATGATAACATTTTACAACAAATTTATGGAGGATTATAAAAATGCACAAAGACTTTTGTTTAATTACAGAAATGAATGGGAAAAGATGCAAATTAGAATATGATGGAATGATACTTGATTATCCTGTTTATTCTAATGGAAAAGTTCATTATACACATCCAGCAGTAATCCCCGAAGAAGTTAAAAAATTAGTTTTAAATGAATTTTTAAATTTTAATAAAAAGAAAGAAGAAAATAAATGAAAAAATTAATTTTTAGTTTAATAATTATTTTTGTGTGTTCATCTTGTGCTTCAATTCCAATAGAAAAAAAGAAATGGACTACACAAGATACAATCTTAGAAACTTCCTGGATTGTCATTCATGCCGTTGATTGGGGCCAAACACGAACTATTGCTAAAAATCCAAAACAATATCGTGAAATGAATCCAATTTTAGGAGAACACCCATCCACACAAAACGTTGATTTATATATGGGAGCTTCATTATTATTACATCCATTAACTTCATATTTACTTCCAAAACCTTACCGAACTTGGTTTCAATCTATTACTATTTTTGGAAGTGGTTCCTGTGTAATAAATAATCTTGGTGTTGGAATAAAAATGGATTGGTAAAAATAAAATTAAAAAGGAGGATATAAAATGCTATTTAATACAATATTTTTAATAATTACATTTATTCTTTTATTTTGTTGTATTCTATTATTATATAGAAATAATAAAACATTATCATTTCGACTTTTTATTTTGCGTAGAATAAGTATTTTAGCTAATAGGGATATAGCAAAGAATAAACCTTGGAAATGGCGATATGATGATTTTAATTCTGTATCATATAATACAATGGTAACAAAATTTTGAAAACCATTAAAATCATTTTACAAAGATAATAGTTTTTATACAAGGGAGGATAAAAATGATTAAAATAATTTCGTTTGGGCATTTGATCCCGTTGTCAATCAGAAAAGAATTGGGTGATTATTTTAAAGGAAAAGAAATTAATTTTATTGAACAAAAATTTCAACTGGAAATGAATAAGCCTACTATGAATCAAATTATTAAATTGGTTCTTCCTACAATCAATGGGGATTCAGAAATTCCTTTTATTATTCTTCCAGGCACATCTGTTTCGTCGGGGTTGATTATTAGCCTTATGTATGGATACTTCGGCCAATTTCCTTTTATTGTAGAATTAACTAGAAGTGGGGAAGAACATTGGAAATGGGTTGTAAAAGAAATACATGATTTGAATAAATTGAAATCTAAAATTAGGGAAAGGAGAATTAAATAATGACTGAAGATAAAAAAGAATTTCTTTTTAATAAACTTGGATTAATTGATAATGGCCCGGAACTTCAATTTAGCAAATTTGAATTATGGAGTAAAATTTCAAATGAAGCAAAAGATATTTTTAAAATTATCACTGAAAGCCCTGAAGAAATGTACCAAATAGTTTTCCCAACAAAAAAGAAAAGTCTTGGGGAATGGCAAATTAAAACTGTTGGAATTTACATTATTAAAAAGTATTTAAGAAAAAAATTTAATTTATCAATAAAACAATCTGAAAAAGTAATTAAAGAAACTATGAGATATAGTATTGCTTGTTTGGCTATGGATCGAATTGATATTCGATAAATAAAAATTAAACTTTTCATGGTAAAATAAATAATGAAAATAAAAATACTTGATTCAGTTTATTCCCAAATGGATAAAGAGAGTGTTCCTATTTTTAAGGAACTACTCTCCTACCCTTGTGAAGTGTGGCGGCAGGGGCCATTTAAAAAAGTAAGAAAAGAATACACAAAATCTTTTCTTGAAAAAAATGGTTTATTTCTAACAGGATTTCTTCCTAAAATTTGTGATGAAGCTAAAAAAGTAAATATTAAAATATCATGGGAAGGAAATATAGAAACGCTTGAAACCATTTTTCCACCACCATCACTAAAAGGAGTTACATTAAGAGAAGATCAATTAAATATAATCAAACAAGCTGTTGATAAACAACGTGGAGTTATCCTAATGCCCACCGGATCAGGAAAAACTCTAACGGCAATAGGATTAATTTCTTGTTTTCCTAAAGCTAAAGTATTATTTCTTTGCCATGAGAAAACCCTATTATCCCAAACTTATGATGAAATGATAGTAAAAGGAATTTCCACAAAAGAAATAATTAAATTTGGAGCAGGAAGTAAATCTGATTTTAAACGGATTGTAATAGCCATGATGCAATCTTTTGTTAAGCTTGCTCCTGAAACCTATTGTGATTATTTTGATGTTATTATAATAGATGAAATCCATCGTAATATTGCCCCAGGGGGAACCTACCACAAAATATTAAGCAATATGATTGCCCCGGCAAGGTTTGGATTGACGGCAACACTTCCACAAGGACTTGACTATAAACTATCCTTGGAAGGGCTTATAGGGCCAGTAATAGGCCAACTAAGCCTTTCAGATGGTGTTTCCTTGGGGTTGCTGGCAAAGCCCCGAATAAAGGTTTTGAAGATTCCTTATTCCCATAAAATCAGGGAACTAAGAACTTACCAAGATGTTTACGAGCAAGGGGTGGTCCAAAACCAAGTAAGAAATGAAATGATAGTAACTGCCACGATAAATTTTATAAAAGAAAAAAATACGGTTCTTATTCTTGTTTCAAAGATAGAACATGGAAAGATACTGGCAGACCTATTAAAAAATAAACAAATAGATGTTCCTTTTGTTTATGGGAATACCGAAGAAGAAGAACGAAAGGCCCTTAAAAATGCTCTACAACGAAAGGAGAGGCCTTGTATTATAGCTTCAACAGTTTGGACTACCGGAATTAACATACCAAGTCTAAATGTCCTTATAAATGCTTCGGGGGGCAAATCTGATGTAGCTACATTACAAAAAATAGGTCGTGCTTTGCGAACCACAGATGAAAAGAAAACGGTTTGGATAGTGGATTGCTTCGATCAATCTCACCCTCACTTGATTTCTCATTTTGCCCACAGATTTTGTCTATACTCTGATGAGGGGTGGGTCTAAGGGGGGATCTTCCTTAAATAGCATTATCACCCGGATTTCAAATTTTCAATTCAATTTTGAAAATTGAAAAATAAAAAAGGATAAAAATATGAAACAATATTTATTTGAATATGGTTCTAGTTTTTACAATACAGAAGAATTAAAATATTTTGCTGAAAAATATATAAAAAAATTACCAAAAGATGTTACTTGCTTAGTATCAATAGGGAGTAGTGGTTGTGCTATAGCTTCAGCTATACTTACATTATCTGAAAAAAGTCTTAATCATATTTCGTTACGAAAAAACGCTACAGAAAGCCAACACGCTGCTTATTACGCAGGAAGAGCAAAACCACTAGGTGTGTATTGTATTGTTGATGATTTTATTGACACAGGGGAAACTATAAAAAATATATTAAATAAACATATTACCTTTGAAAAAAATATAAAATATATTCTTGTAGATTATTCTGAATTATCTAAAAAAAGACTCAAAGAAATTATTATTCAAAATATTAAATTAATAACTATAAGTTAATAGAAAGGAATGTATGGAACAAATTATTTTGTGGTCTATCGCAGGAATAACTTTTGCTGGAACAATTTTAAATATATTTAAAAATAAAATTTGTTTTATTTTATGGACAATATCGAATTTATTTTGGTGTTCATTTGATTATTTTAATGGAGATTACCCACAAGCAAGTGTGTTTGGAATTAATTTAATTTTTTCTATTGTTGGTTATTTTACTTGGAGGAAAAGTGAAAAAATATAATTTAGTTATTTATAGATATACAATTATGATTTATTTTTCTCTTTGGTCTTTTCAAAAAGTTTGGTTTCCTGGACTTGATTTTATAAATCAAGAAAAAGATATTTATAAATTATTAGTTATTTATTTTTTAAATGTTACTTCTTGGTATCTTTATGGTGGACTTTGGGTAAAAGTTTTTGAACCGTTGAAAGGAGAGGGAAAATGAAAACTTGGATAAAATTATTTTTTTCTTTTAAATCTGCTGAATGTGTTTTAAATGGAACAAAAGAATCATTGGAAAAATCTTTACAAATATTAACAATACGATTTATCCAAGCAATAATTCTTGCTCTAATTACTCTTATTATATTATTTTATTTTTTAAGATAATATGAATATTTTAAATAAAATAGATCACTTTGATGTTCGTTCCTGGTTAGAAGACCAAAACATTTCTTATTCAAAAGAAGGTAAAAATATATCTAATGGTTGGATAGGAATAAATTGTGTTTTTTGCCAAGACACATCAAATCATCTTGGGATAACCCCTAATAATCGAATCACCTGTTGGAAGTGTGGCACGAAAGGAGATATAGTAACACTAATTAAAGAAGTTGAACAATGTTCCTTTAAAGATGCAGTAAAAATTCTTGATGAATATCAAGACTATGCACTAAAAAAGTTAAAGCAAGATATTAATATTAGATCAAATGTTGATATAATTCCATCACTTGCAAAAAAATCATTTCCTCAACAATACTTAGATTTCTTATTAAGAAGAAGATTCAATCCAACTAAAATCATTGATAAATATAAGTTAAGAGCTTTTCCTAATTTTGGGAATTTTGCTTTTCGTATTTTTATTCCTTGTTTATTAAGAGGAATTGTGGTAAATTATACAGGAATGGATACTACCACAAAAGCTAAATCAAAGTATAAAAACTGCCCTAATAATGAAGCCATAGTCCCTATGAAAAATCTTTTATATAATATTGATAATTCCAATAAACGAGTAATTATTGTAGAAGGAACTGCTGATGTTTGGCGAATTGGGGATGGTGCAGTTGCTACAATGGGAATACAATACACAAGAAATCAAATTATACTTTTAAAAGAAAAAAAATATCAAGCTATATTTATTATGTTTGATGCAGATCAACAAGCCCAGGAACAAGCTAAAAAATTAAAAGATGAATTAGCCATAAGAAATGTTTCCCCCCACATAGAAATTCTTAAATTAACTTCTGGTGATCCTGATGATTTAGATGATGCCTACGTCAAACAATTAAGAAAGGAACTTTTATGATTTTTATTGTTTCCCCTTCCACAAATTTTGATTATGACTTTACAAGTTTCTATGACCATCGTCTTTCTAATATTGAAAAAATGTTTCATTTATATATGCAAAATAAAATAAAAACCTTTGAAATATATAAAACAAATGAAAAAAATATTTTATACCAAACAAATATTTGCCCCAAAAGTTATTATAATGTGGGGCAAAATTTAGTAAAATTTGGTTATATGCAAAGAGTAAAATTTGATAATAAAAACTTTATTTTTTGTTTTTTAAAAGCTCTTTCCGAAGAAGAAGTAAATATAGAAATAAATAATTATTTTCGTTTAGCTTCTTATAAAGAATTAAGTAAAACTGCAAAATACCCCACAAAAAAATATGGAACTGATACAAAAAGAAAACGACAGGAATTACAAAGATTACAAGCTATATATCAAAATAGAAAAAATAATTAAAGAAGGAATATATATGAAATTAATTTCTTTGTGGGAACAAGTCCAACAAGAAAATAAAGAAAAAGATATTTTAAATAATAAACAACACACGTATTTATATTGTCCTTTACAACATTTAATAAAAGATAATAAACCTAATTTATCATATATAAAATCTGAAATAATAAATCCCGATATAAATTTATTTAATGAAATTTTTCCTTTTATAGAAGAAGGATAAAACAAAAAATGAAACCTTACCTAAGAGATAGAACACTGTCTTGGAAAGCAAAAGGTATTCTTGCTTTTTTATTAAAATATTCCGAAGAAAATATTACACAACAACATTTATTTTTTTATTCTACTGAAAAAAAACATGGGGTATTAACAGGACTGAGAGAATTATTAAATAAAAAATATATTTATAGATTGCGTTCTGAAAATCATAACAAATGGGGATATTTTATAAGTGAAACACCGAAAGAAAAAGAAGATGTTTTAGAAATAATTAAAGGAACTGGTCAATATATTTTTACAATGGTAGTAAAATAAAAGGTTGTAAATTATTTGGAGAAAACTATGTTTAATCAAAACAATAAAGAAACAAATTGTTTTTTATTTATTCACACAAAGCAATCATTCTCTTGTGTAATGAATAAAGACTTATCTTGGAAAGCAAAAGGTTTATATTATTATTTAATTACAAGACCCCCTCAATGGAAATTAAATCATATAGATTTATTTTGCCGATCAACTGATGGTGAAAAAGGAATGTTGTCTGGAATGTATGAATTAATAAATAAAAAATATATTTATAGATTACGTTCTAAAAATAAAAAAATATGGGGGTATTTTATTTGTGAAAAACCAACAAAAGAAGAAGAAATTATTGAAGTAATTGCAAAGGAACTACCAGAGTATGATTTATTTAAAATAAAAGAAAAAGTAAACAATGACAATCCTGAAATGACCCCCCCCAAAAGGAGTACTCCCCAAACGGATTATATATATAAAGATAATAAGGAAGATATTAAGAGTTATATAGAAGAATCTAAAGATTCTTCTCTTTTAGAAAAAAGTCCTTTACAAGTAAAGGACATAGACGTTCGCTCTGGCGAACGTCAGGAAGCAATTAAATTAAAACCCCTAAACAAAGAAGAAATATCCAATTCCTTGCAAAAGAAAAATAAACTTTTGTCCAAGAAAAATAAATTAATTCCTTTGAAACATATTCCCCAATCAATCCAAGAAATACTTTCTTTGCATGGGTTGGTTCATAAGTACCGTGGTGAAGATACTAAAGCATATATTTCTTCTGTTGAGGCAATTAAGAATCTTAAACGTGGTTTGGCTTTTAATAATCTTGACCAGTTTAAGAAATATCATAATCGACTATTTACTTGTGATGAAATTAAAGCTGTTGTTCAAAGGATGATTCTTGCTATGTCTCCTGATTATTATCCAAAAAATAAAAAATTCTTGTCTAGCATTTCTTTTGCTGATGTTGTTTATCATAAATTTCATCAAAAAAGTTTATTTTTGGAATACTTTGAAAATCCCCCTAAGCAGTATGGGAATGGTGTTGCGTTGATAGATGATCCAAATCCAAGAGTAACGGCTTTATTTAGAAATTATTGGATTAAAACAAAAGGTGTTCAAAATAAACTAACTGTTGTTGAAGAAAATAAAATTAGAGTAGCTTCTAAAAAATTAATTGAATTATTAACAAAAAATAGACAACAACTAAGTCCGATTATGATTGAAGATTATGTTGATTGTGCTTGTGAAGCTATTTTTAAGCACGTTGGGGAATCCAGAAGTAAGTTGGAACTTGGTTATTTTATTAGTGAACGAACGTGGAATACAATAATTCCGAGCTATTTTATTGACCAAGGATTGTTAAATGATTAGTTTTGTGATTTTTGTGGTTGCAAATGATTTTAAATATGCCATTTAAACGAAACGAGAGGCTCAGGAAGGGGTCTTTCTTTAAAAAACGTAGTCCTGTACCTTTTTTGAATTTTAATGACCTTAAAAGTCGTTTAAATTGGTCAGATAAAAAAATAATTGAATAATAGGAGCTATAATGGCAGATGTTTTGCGAGATTCGGTTGCGGATGCAACTTCAGAACGAAGAATTATTATTGGACTTATTATGTCCACAAAGTTTTGTAATGAAGTATTGCCTATTCTTAGATTGGAATGGTTTGAAGTTAATTTTGTAAAAACTTTAGTTAGGTGGGTTCAAACTTATTATAAAAAATATAAAAAAGCACCTGCTTATCATATTCAAGAAATTTTTGAAGATAATAAGAAAAAAATAAAAAAAGAAACAGAAGAAGATATTTCAGATTTACTCCAAGGATTATCCGAACAATATATCATGGAAACAGAAAATGGAAATGAAGATTTTAATATTGATTATTATTTAGATATGGCTTTTGCATTTATGCAGGAAAAATCGTGGTCTATTCTTCAAGAAAAAATAAATTTATTATATGCAGAAGGAAAAATAGAAGAAGCACAACAAGTATTACGAGAGCAGAAAAAGGTAACAAGGGAAGTAATGCGAGATGAAAATATTTTTAGAGATTCAGATAGAGAAAATATTTTAGATAGAATTTTGTTGCAAGAGAAAAAATATTTATTTAAATTTAATGGGCAAATAGGAAATTTAATTGGTGGATTGAAGCGAGGGTGGTTGGTAACTTATTTAGGCCCACTTAAACGTGGGAAGAGCTTTTGGCTTTTAGAAACTGCTATACAAACACTACTATCAGGATTAAAAGTAGTATTTATTTCATTAGAAATGTCAAGTGATGAAGTTAATGAAAGAATAATTAAACGAATTGTTTCCCAAAAAGAAGAAGCAGGATTAGTTTGGTATCCCGTATTTGATTGTGCAAGAAATCAAGATGGTTCTTGTGTTTTGGCAGAACGCAAAAGTAAAGTTAATTTATTTTCAGAAGGAAATTTAATTATTAATCCTGAAGAAACACCTCATGGTTATATTCCATGTGATTTTTGCCGAACAAAAGAAAAAGTAAAAAATTATAAAATGGAATCTTGGTATTTTAAAGAAAATAGAAAAGCAATAAATTATCATAAAACAAATTTAGCATTAAAAGGAATTGGAAAATTACAAAGAGCAAGTTCAAATTTTAAGCTTTTAACTTATCCTGCTTTTTCTGCTAATTTGAATACAATCACAACATGGATTGAGAAACAAGAATCTTTAAATGGTTTTGTTCCTGATCTTGTTTGTATTGACTATGCAGATATTCTTGCTCCTGAAAATGAATCGGAAGAAGGCAGAGATCGGATTGACCATACTTGGAAAGAACTAAAGAAATTTTCTGCTGTTAAGAAATGTTTGGTGGTAACTGCCACACAAGCAAATAGATTAGCAATTGAAAAAAGAACAGTTAAGCAAACAAATACTTCGGAAGATATTCGTAAACTTGCTCATATTGATGTGGCTATTGGGTTAAATCAAACTCCTATTGAAAAGAAACGTGGGGTAATGAGAATAAGTGTTGTAGCACACAGACATCAAAATTTTGATGAAGGAACTTCAGTTACAGTTCTTCAAAAATTGGATGTTGGGCAACCCGCTATTGATTCGGAAATGGGAAGTATAAATAGTTTGGAAGAAAGAGAAAAAAATAAATAAAAGTTTAATTATCTATGGTATAATAAATTAAAAAATAAAGGAGAGGAAATAAAAAAATGGATTTGGATTTGATTGCAAGATTGATCGTTTCCTTTGATTGTATTAGAAATTGCCCTTATTGTTGTAATAAATATTCAAATATTATAAATAAAGCAATTTCATTAAAGGGAAAACTTGATTTACTTAAAAATTATAAAACAATTTGTGTTACTGGGGGGGAACCTCTACTTCATTTTAAAGAAACAAAAGAAATAATTATTTTTCTTAGAAATCAATTTCCTAAACGAAAAATTTATTTATACTGTGCTTGGTATAAAAAATTAGAAGATATTATAGAAATAGATAATCTTGTGGATGGAATTCATTTTACTTTGCATGATACAGCAACAAATGAAGATTTATTTAAATTTGATGAATTTCAACTTTATTTACAAGATACTTTTGATGAAAATAAACAAAAATCTTATCGTTTATATGTTTACCCAAGCATAAAAGAACTTACTATTTATCCGTATCTTTGGAAACGTGTAGAAGTGAAACCTTGGTTGAATGAAAAAATTTGTGTTCTTCCTAAAAATGAATTTTTATTTATTTATAAATAAAAAATAAAAGTTTAATTATCTATGGTATAATATAAACAAAAGTTCAAAAAAGGAAAAAAATGAAATTTTTAATTGGACGAGCATCAAATTGGTTTGATAATAATAAAGACAAAGCTCCTCCTTGTAAAAATGCCTATAAAGAATTAGGCGAATACCCCGAAAGAAAAGCGTGGGTTGTTGAAATATCCTCTTTAGAAGATTTAATAAAATTAATAAAAAAAGAAGGTGATATTATTATAGGAAAATCAGATGTTATAGAAGGTTTTTATGTTATAAAAATTTATGATGATTATGTAGAATAAATAATAAAAAAAGAAAAGGAGAAAATGAAATGGAGCAGATCGAGCAAATTACACAGAAAAAGTTTAATGAAGTTGTTGGTTCTTTGCAGAAGGTTATGGAAAGTCTTGAAATTGAATTTAAGGAAGTTATTGGTTCCCCCAAAGAACAAAGAGAATTATTTATGAAGAATGTGGAAAGTATTCCTGAATCAAAAGAAGGGGATGTTCCTGACGAAGTTGCTGTAGTTTACAATAATTTTGTTGATGGAAAATTGGAAGATGTTGTTGCTTGGGAAGAAGTAAAAAAGGAAGAAAAGAAAAAGGAGGTTATTAAAGCCGATGATCCTATTCCTGAAAAGGTTATTCCTAAAGTTGTTAAGGCTAAAAAAGAAACAAAAGTTGTTCCTAAAGTTGCTAAAAAAGAGGAAAAGTCCAAAGTCGAAAAAGAAGTTAAAGAAGAAAAAAGGAGTAAGAAAGAATCTAAAGTTGTTCCTGCCGAGAAAGAAGTAAAAGTGAAAGAAGTTAAGATTCCGAAAGAAAGAAAGGAACGAGCTAAGGAAAAGGATTTGAGTGTGTTTGGTCATCGTGCTAATTCTCTTGCAGGTGTTTTGGATACTATGTTCAATTCAGGAATTACTTTAAAGGATGCTATTCATACTTTGCTTGAAAAGTTTCCTAAGAAGAATGAATACCAAGTAGGCGAAAGATTCTTTGGGTATATTAGACTTCTTGAAAAAGATTAGATTATTGGTGGAACCCCAAAAGTAGAAGGTGGGAAATATAAGGTTAAGAAGTAAATTGTTTTTGTTTTGCCCTCGTTGGCGTAGGGAAGTCTACTGAAACTTGCGTTGGATGGATAGCCCAACAGAATTTGAGATAATCTCTCAAATAAGTAGTGTTTACTATCGAAACTGATGAGGGCAAATTCAAATCTTGGTGAGTAAGGGAAAAAATAATGAAAATAATTGCTAAAAGTAACCACGATAAAGAGACTGTATCTGACATTGTTATAGCTACAAATGTTACACAGTATTATGGTGATATAATTGTGGAATATTTGAATTCAATTCTGTGTAGAAATGACTATGATCCATTTTTTTATCTTTTGGTTAAAGACAATCATAAGTTATACAAATGGGAGCCATGATATGACTGACTAAGAAAAAGATTATGGAAGAAAAAATGTTATGGACAGATGTATATGCGATACATTTGGAAATTTCCACTTTGAAGAAATAGAGATGGAGGAATAAAATGGGCATTGGTGAGCAGTTTGAATTGGAAAAGTTTGGTAATATCTTACCTGAAAATTATATTTCTCAAGAACAAAAAGACAAAGAACTGGTCGAATATAACCAGTGGGGTAAAAATAATCCCAACTGGAGGGGTGGTAGAAAGAAACTTATCTGTAATACTTGCGGAAAGGAATTTTATAGATATAAATCAGAAATGTTTAAAAAAGGAAGAAAACCAACAAAAAAGTACTTCTGTTCAAGAAGATGTCATAATCGGGGAATAAATTACTGTACGGGTAATTATAAATATGTTTATTCTCCCAATCACCCACATTGTACGGCACGTGGTTATGTAATGGAACATAGATTGATTATGGAAAAATTTATTGGAAGATTATTGAACCCCGAGGAAGTTGTTCATCATATAAACTTTAATTCAATAGATAACAGAATAGAAAATTTAAAATTATTTGCACTTGCCGGAGAGCACCATTCATTTCACCACAAGATTAGAAAAATGTTGAGGGATACAAATCTCCTCGTGAACGTTGCAACTTAATTTGGGAGTTTAAGGAAAGTAGGAAGGAGTTGAACAAATGAAATTTGAATTATTTAGAAGAAGTATTGAAATAACTCCCGAAACACAAATAGATGTAGCCTTTATTGAAGATAGCTTGGGGCTAAATAAGGTTGGAGATTTTATTGAACTTAAAAGGATATCTTATAAAGATGGAGGAATACAAAGACTTGTGGCAGAGAGAAAGAAGGAGCAACAAAATGAATCAACTTATATACTTCGTTGGAGGCAAGGCTGAAGACAGAAGCATATTGGGTGCTTATAGGAAGCTAGTTGAATCAGGGATTGTGTGGAAGTAGTTATGATAAAAATTGGACGTGGGATTTATCAGCTACAAGCAGAAGAGATTATTTAGATCCCAATGATTATTTTATAAAAGAATTTTATCCTGCTTGCTCAATGGTGGAGGTTTGGAGAGAGTTGCCAGAAGAAATTTATCAGGGAGTTAAAACAAGCTATCATTTGGAATTGATTAAAGTAGAAAAAACCAACAGATGCACTTATAGGGCAATTACTTGCAGTACATTAGGATATATGCCAGAGAACACCAATCCAACCGACGCTCTAATTGACTTACTAATCTGGACAAAGAAGGGGAGGTTTGAAATGTACTTCGATGGGATTAAAAAAGGAATGACTGTTTATCATATTGGCTATGGAGACGTTAGGGTTATAGAGGTTACAAGTAGCGAGTTTGTTGTAAGTTGTGGGTCCTTTATTATGTACGTTCCGTTTACGGGTATTAGATATGGCGAAAACGAGCAATCTTTCTTCTGGTCCAGGCCAGAATTTACACCGCCGCCAAAGCCAATTCCAACCATCAAACCTCCATTAGGAATAAAACCAGAATGGATGATGAAAATGGAACGAATAGAAGAAATTGAAGAAGCCATTGAAAGATATAAAAAAGCTAATTGGCAGATTCCCCAGATATGGACTCACGAACTTGATGAATTAAGAACACAGAATCCATCCCCTAAACCAAAACCAAAGCAGAAGGTGGAGAAGGTGATTGAGGGATGGGCTTATAATCTATCCGGCAAGTGGTCTTTCACGGAAGATGGAAGTATGGCTTTTAATAAAGCTAAATTGATATTTGAGGTAGAAGAATGACCAGAGATCAAAAAATGAGAATTTCCCGAGCGTTAGATGTATTCCAACAACCTATCTATGTATTACCTAATTTTGACACTCCCGAAGGCTTCTTCCTCATCATGGACGAAGGACCAAAACAACCGTGGTGGTATGAGTTTATTTATTGGCTACAGGACCAAGAAGCAGAATTTTTGAGTTGTATTTCACCAATTTTTCGTTGTGAGTTAATACCGAAGAAATTTATCAACCCCCCTTCCCGCATGGCTAAAGCGTTGGGGGAATTTTTAAAGGAAAGGAGTAAATAAAAATGGAACAGTCTCAAACTGTAGTTCAAGGATGGACTTGCCCAGCTTGTGGTGTTTTTACGACCAATGGAGCAAGTCATTTTTGTGACCAATCTTTACCTTCGTTCCCCCTGTCTTTTCCGTTAGTACACCCATGTAATTTCTCAACCTGCCCAATGTTATTACGGTGCAAGAATTATATTGTACCAAGGTGCTTTGAAGAGAGGAGTGAAGAATGAAACCACTTAAATTCTGCGCCAATGGAGACGGTAATTCAGTTTGTCCACCGTCGTTGGTTATTTACAAAGAGTGTCTAAACAAAATATCTACCAATCTTGCTACCATGATTAAAAATATGGAGAATAAAAAGAATGAAACTCCTGCGAAATGAGAAGGAATATAAAGAGTGGATAACTCAATTATGTGATCGTCTTGACATCTATAATTTTTATGCAAATGAAACACCAACGTATTACCCATGTTATGTTTTTTTGGATTATAGACATAATATTATATGTCTTTACCGATCCGACCTGGAGCGAATGTTGAAGGAGATGAAATGACACAAGACGAAGAAATTAAAGTTGAATATATTTATGAAAGGTATAAAACTTTTTATGGCTTTCCTCAAGGAAAATGCGGACAAATAGCAGAAGAAATTAAGGCTGCTATTGGGGGGGAAATAGTGGCGGGTATTCTTGATGGTGGTTATTTTCAGCGTAATCATTGGTGGGTGGAAAAAGATGGGGTAATTATAGATCCAATGTCGAAAGAATTGTATATTACAGATCCTCATAGACACATAGAAAAGCACAGAGACATAACATTAAAATATTGGTAAAAATTGGAGGAGATGAAATGAGACAATTAAAATTTAGAATCTGGGACAAAAAATATAATGCCTTTAGGTATTGGGGATTCATCGATCCTAATAAAAGCATATTTGCCGGGATACCAAGCGGTGCTGGCATTGACATTGAATACTGTCGTAGCAATTCCGAGGTGAGGCGTTGGAAAATCCAGAGGATTGTGAGGTAATTGGAAACATTAACGAAAATCCTGATTTATTAAAGGAGCCAAAATGACACAAGACGAAGAAATAAAAGCAATATGTAATTTCGTCCATAAATTAGTAAATTCTCAAAAAGACTTGGAGCCTGAATTTGATAAGTTAATTTCTAAAAACTTCAATGAGTTGACGGAAGAAAACAAAATGACACAAGACGAAAAGGATAAAAGGGATTTTGAAGAATGTTGGAAAAAAGAAGGCGAAGCTTATTCTGGCATATTTCTACCCTACACTATTGCAAAACATTTTTTTCTTACTAGTCGCAAGCCCACCGTCAAGATTCGGGAACTACCGGAGGAGGAAAAGGAATGAAAAGAGTTACAGAAAAAATAATTGAAGGATTGCAGGAGCCGACGTGGAGCCTGAATATCACAAAGCAAAAAAGTAAAAGAGCATTTTAAAAATACTCCCATTGGTGAAATAAGAAAAAATCTTAGGAAGGCAGGAATGGAATACACCGACACGGAATTGATTGATGCGCTGGAAAGGGGAGAAAAACGATCTATTGGCCCCGTTGTTGTTTTTGATGGTGCACATTGGGCTGTTTTGGATGATAGAGAATTTAAATCATCACGCAATAAACCCACCATACGCCAAGTGATTGTTTACTGGATCGAACAGGGCAGAAAATGAAAATAAGAATAAACAGAAGCGGCAATGTTGATTCAAAACTTTGGGATAATGGATATAGGGTTTGTTTTATTTGTAGAATTTGTGGATTTTATATTTTGGAGTATTGGAGATAAGGAAATTTATGATAGTGATATTTTTGTGATTAAAAAAGCTAATTCATAAAAATAAATAAAAAAGGAAAATTAATGCTCGAAAATAAAAATATAGTTTATTCAACTGATGGTCTTACCTTTTTTGATGGTCTTACCATTGAAAAAAGAAAAAAAAGAAAAGATAAAAAAAGATGCCGTTGTGGTGTAGAATATAAAGATGGGAAGAAAGGTTGGTATGTTCCGAGTTTTAAAAGTTATATAGATATTTTTAACTATTGTCCTTTTTGTATAAAGAATAGTAAAATACAATATAATTATATTATTAAACGATACCCAAAAGCAAGTGAAGAATTAGATGGTTTGCAAGAAAAATTAAGAAAATTACCGTGTGATGATTCCCATGTTTATTATGATGAAAACAAAGGATTGGTTTATCATGATATTGATGAACAAGGTGTAACCCAAAATAGCTTAACAGTTGCTTTTGAGGATTTTATTAATCGAAAAAAAGAAATTGAAAATTTAAGAAAACAGAGAGCAGAAATGGAAAAGAAAATACATGATTTACACAAAGAAATAAAAGTAGAATTATTTAGTGGTTCTCCATCACCAAATATGGTTAAAAAAGCCAATTCATAAAAATAAATTAAAAAAGGAGAATACATGACAGCTATTGAATTTAAGAAATTTCTTGGTAGAGTTTATCTTGGTGGATTAATTGATCGTGTTTTGATTAAAACAGAAAATGGAAAATCTGAAATTAATACTTCAGATATTGCTGATTCCATACTTGCCTTTTCGTCAATTAATTTTGAATCTAATCTTCCTGAAGAAGTTGGTCTAAGCCAAATTGGAAAATTATGTACTCTTCTCGGTCATTTTAAGAATGAAGAACTAAATATTAAATTCAATAAAAATAGAATAAGCCTTGGTTTTGGTGCGGATATTCTTACTGTTCTTCCTGATATGATTCCAAGTGTCATTGATGATATTGAACCAATTAAAAAATTGACTTCTACCGCTTCAGTTTCTTTTGAATTAACCAAGAAAATGATTGATGATTGTCAAGCATTTATTTCTTGGTCAGGTTCACCTGATATTTCTTTTAATATAAAAGGAAATGAAATTTATATTTCTGGCGGTTCCGAGACAGATAATAAATTTAATTATTTAATTCATAAAATTGAATCTGTTGAAAAGAAGTTGAAAAAGGAAAAGAAGAAGGAAACTTTACCAGATTTTTCTGTGTTGGTTTACGCTGATAGGCTTTCAGCAATTTTTAATGTTTTGGAATTTGGAGATAAACCAATTTTTATTTACCTTGCAAAGGAAGTTCCTGTCGTGATTGTTCAAGATGTAGATAATGGGTGGGCCTTAAATCCAATTGTTCAGCAGAAAGGAGAATAGGTTTGTTTAATCTTTGTAAAGTAAATGATTTAAAAAAGGAAGTGGACGAATTAGAAAAAACAATAGAAAAATTAATTAATTCTTTTGAACAAAAAATGGGAATTTCTATTGAAGTTATTTCTCTATTTGAAGAAACAAAGCAAAATAAAAAAGTAATAATTACTATTGACACAACCCCTATAAAAGAAGCCATAAAAAATTTAGAAAAGGAGGATAAATTATGTTTATAAGCAATAAATTAAAAAATAATATTACAACAACCCTTACTGAACTAAAACGTAAATGTTATGTAAATGACAATAATGTTGTCATAACAAATAAAACAAAAGTATTAAAAGATAAATCTGTAACAAAATATGTTGCCCCTGATGGAAATCTTTATTACAGACATTATAGTAGTGAACATAACAGTTATGCAATTTCTTCTACTAAACCAAAATTTTCTAAAAAGAAAGAGCACATAACTATTTCTGTAAAGAAAACAATTCCAACTGATTCTGCTATACAAGCAATCCTTGATTATTTAAAAATAAATATTGAGTTTATTTCTTCCCCTCCGAAAGAAGAAAAAAATGAATTTGTTGCTAAAAAAAGAAATTAATTACTAAGAAAGGAAAAAACAAAATGGAAGATAAGACTTCGGTAACAACACAAGAACCAAGTAATATTGTTGTTAAAGACACACAGCAATTGAGAATTATTGGTATTCAAAAAGTTAAAGCAAAAGTAAACAATAAAACTAATTTTTCTGTTATTTCTTTTATGATGGAAGATCAGGATGGAAATAAGTTTGAAGCGTATGGGGCGTATATGCCAAACTACGAACATCGGTTTGAACACGCTTTTAGGGTTCTTCATTTAATTAATCCTTTTGAAAAGGAAAAGTAATTACTCTTGATGGAAGTATTAATGAATAAACAAAAACGAAATGAAAAACAACAAAAGGCAGATAATAAAAATCTTGAACTTGCCCATTTAGCAAGAAAAAGAAAAAGGATTATTAAAAAATGTGTATGTTGTGGTGTATTGAAATCTATGCCTTTAAGTGTTTTTAATAGGGGGTGGAAATTTTGTTCTAATAAATGTAGATATATATTTAAACGAGGAGAAAACGGCCCAAATGCCGGAGGTGGTCAATGGATGAAAGGAAGCAATAATCCTAATTATAAAGATGGAACAGGTTATAAACGTCATGAAAGATATAGACAAGATAAAGTGCAACAATGGCGAAGAAGGATTTATGCAAGGGACAATTTTACTTGTCAAAAATGTAATTTTATTCCTAAAAAAGCTAATTCATTAAATGCTCATCATATTAAATCATGGAAAGAACATCCTAATAAACGATTTAATATTAGTAATGGGATTACTCTTTGTAAGGAATGTCATAAAAAAGAACATTATATAAAATAATAAAAGCAATTAAGGATATATCAGATGAATCTTAAATCCTATATTTGGTATGAAAAGTATCGGCCCAAGTTTCTTGATGAAATGATTTTAAAACCAGAACATAGAAAAATATTTAATCAATACATTGAAGAACGAAACATCCCCCATTTGCTCCTGTATGGACCAGCAGGGTCAGGAAAAACCACGATCAGTTATATTCTTATAGAAGAATTAGGGGCTCAATTTCTTGTTCTAAATGCCAGTAGTGCAGATCGTGGTATTGATTCCATGAGAGGTAAAGTAACACAATTTGCTGCAAGTATGCCAATGCCTGGATGTTTAAAAATTATTTTATTAGATGAAGCTGATTCCTTGACGCAAGAAGCCATGTTTAGTTTAAAAAATACAATTGAAACATACAATGAAACTTGCAGATTTATTTTTACCGCAAACCACCCTGAAAAGATTATTCCTGAAATACATAGTCGTTGTGTTAAATTTGAGTTCAATGCCTTTCCAAAAGATTTAGCATTTAATTTAATTAATAATATTTTAAAGCAAGAAAACTGTAAAGGCAACAAAGAAGATATTGAAAAATTAATTAATCATTTTTATCCTGATATTCGATCAATTATTAATAATCTTCAACTTGGTTGTGAATCAAATATATTTAATTTAAAAACTATTGGTTTGGAAGAATTAAATACAAAAGTAATTGAAAAGTTTATTTTATCAGGGGATGTTAGAAAGATTAGAATTTTATGGGTGGGAACAAATAATTTTCTTTGGTTATATAAATTTCTTTTTGATGAATTTGTTCCTTTGATAAAGGAAGAAAATAGAACAGTAATTGCTTTAATCATTGCTGATTATCTTTATAAAGATTCTATGGTGGTTGATAAAGAAATAAATGCAACAGCGTGTTTGGTGCAAATAATAATGGAATTGGGGGGGAAAGTAAAATTATAATATGGAAAAGAAAATGATTTGTGAAAAATCTAATATTTGTTATAAAAAAGATTGTGTTCATAAAGAACAACACAACAAACTTCATTTTGGATGTAAGAAAAATTATTGTAATATTATTTACAAAAAAGTTGGATGTAATAATATTTTTATGTTTAGAAGAGAAAAATAAATGACTGATGAAAATCTATTTGCTTATTTAGGAAATATTTTTACCAAAAGTACCAAGCCATCTTTGCAAGATAAAATAAATAATTCTTATATGACTAATCGGTTTCTTAGTATGTACCCTGATAGTTTTTTTTCATCTGAAAAAATAAATTTTTTAATGAAAAAACTTCCATCATGGGCAGTTAATTATTTATTTTATTATTTAGTTCTACAAAAGAATAAGGTACCATATATAAATTATATAAAGAAAGAAGTAAAAGAAAAAGAAGATAAAAAATATGAAGAATTACTTTTATTGATTTCTGAATATTTTAATTGTAATATAAAAGATGCAAAAAATATTGTTAAAATCATTGAAAAGTATGGTATAAATATATATGAATGTTTTGGATTGAAAGAGTAAATTTCTAGGTGTAGCCTAAATTGGTCAGGCCCCGGCCCTGGGAGCCGGAAATGCTGGTTCAATTCCAGCCATCCAGACCAAACAAAAGCCATCGTACCCTAATGGAAAGGGAACTGATCTGTAATCAGTTTGATGGGGGTTCAAATCCTCTTGATGGCTCTAAAAAGAAAAGGGGGGTGATTCCATTGAAGTATAAAATTAAAATATAATTTAATTAAAATAATCCTGTCTGGATTAGTGAAAAGCTAATTAAAAGCTATCACGGGGGGGACTTAAAATAATATATTAAGTTCCCCCAAAAGAAAAATAAAATAAATTATTAAGGAGAAATAAAAATGGATATGCAAGAAGCATTAAGAATTATTAAACTTCGTAGAATGGAAACCAAAAATGAAAATTGTATTTGGGGATTAATTCCTTTTTCTATTTCTTCTCGAAAGAAACCAAATAAGTATAATAGAGCTTCAGATTTAATTTATGATGAACTTAAAGCAACTCATTATAAAGCAAATAAAGTTGATTCTAAAACTCTTGAATTAATTTTTGTTGATACAGGCTCTTTGGGAATTTGTTATTCCTATAATTCAGGTACTGAAGTTGGAAGATTTATTATTTAATTAATTTTATTGTGGACGTATAGCTCAATTAGGTAGAGCGTGTGCATTATAAGCGCAGGGTTCTTGGTTCAATTCCAAGTGCGTCCACCAATTACTTTTATTTACAGGAAATTAATAATCTATGTTCTGGCCCACCAAAAGACAAAATAAAGGTTTCTTTATTGCTAAGGAAGAACAAATTTCTCCTACTAAAAAAACTAAATTAAAAAATTATACTTGTGAAGAATGTGGACTTTATTTAAACTGTAATAGTCCTAAAATGCAACCAACAGGAGAGGGAAGAAAAGAAGTTCTTATTATTTCAGAAGCTCCTGAAGATGTGGGGGAAACACAATTATTAAAAGATAAATTAAATAATTTAGGAGTAGGTTTAGACAGAGATTTTTGGAAAACATATTCTATTATTTGTTGTCCTCCAAATAATCGTGAACCAAAACAAGCAGAATTAAAATGTTGTCGTTCCAATATTCAAAAAGCAATAGATTTATATAAACCAAAGATGATTTGGCTTTTAGGAAATTCAGCGTTAGAAAGTTATTTTCTTGATTATGGAATAGATAATTTAAAAATAAATTTATGGCGCAAACGATGTATTCCTGATTATAAAAATAATTGTTGGGTTGTTCCCTTACTTCATCCTTCATTCATGTTACATAATGAAGAAAATGAATTAATTGAAAGTGTTTACAATCGAGATTTAAAATGGGCAGTAAATCAAATTGGAAAAGAGTTACCAAAACAACGAGAAGAAAAACTTCATATTCTTCTTAATTTTAATAATATAAAAAATAAATTAATTGAATTAATAAATATGAAAAAAGAAACTTTATTTGTATTTGATTATGAAACCACTGGAATTAAACCTCACAAAAATGGTCATAAAATTGCCTGTCAATCTTTTTGTATGGATGGGATAAACTCCTACTGTTTTCCATATCAATATCCTGGATGTTTGAGTAAAACGGAAGAAGAAGAAATTAAACAATTATGGATTAAAGTTTTACAAAATAAATATTTATTAAAAGTTGCACAAGGACTTAAATTCGAGGATAGTTGGTCAAGAAAATTTTTTACCACAATTAATCCTGATAATTGGCATTGTTGTACAATGACCACACAGCATATTTTAGATTGTCGTTCTGGTGCATCAGGATTAAAATTTCAAGCATTTGTGAGATGGGGGATAATTCCTTATGAAAAAGAAATTAAACCATTTTTAGAGAAAGCAGATGAAAATGGTTTTAATAAAGTAATGGAAGCACCATTAAATAAACTTTTAGAATATTGTGCTAAAGATAGTTTATATGAGCATTGGCTTTACGAGGATCAACAAGAAGAATTAAATTTAAAGTCAAATACTTCTTTAAAAAAAGCTGCTGAATTTTTCCATGAAGGAATTTTAACTTTTGCAGATATGGAACATGATGGAATAAACACAGATGTAAAATTTTATGCTGAAGAAAAAAAGAAATTAACAAAACGTATTGATAAATTAAATGAACAATTAAATGATAGTGAAGAAGCTAAATTATTTTTTGAAAAAGAAGGAAAAAAATTAAATTGGGGGAGTAATACAGATTTACCAAAATTATTATTTAAATATCTTGGTGTTCAATCCATTAAACAAACCGCTAAAGGAAGTAATTCGGTTGATGCCGAAGCTATTATTTCTTATGTAGAGAAAGTTCCTATTCTTGCAAAATTAATTTTAAAAAGAAAACTATTAAAAATAAGAGATACATATATAGCTCAATTTGAAAGAGAAGTTGCTGATGATAATAGAATTTACCCAATAATGAATTTACATTTAACAAGAAGTATGAGGTCAAGTTGTGATTCTCCGAACATGCAAAATCAACCCAGAAAAGATGAAGATGCAAAACGAAGTACCAGAATGGGCATTATTCCATCAGAAGGAAATAAAATTGGGGAAGTTGACTTTTCTGGAATTGAGGTTCACTTGGCCGCTTGTTACACCAAAGACCCTATATTGGTAAATTATCTTTGGGATAAAAATACAGATATGCACAGAGATCAGGCTTGTTTACTTTTTAAATTAGATAAAGAACAAGTATCAAGTGAAATTAGATTTTGTTCTAAAAATGGTTGGGTTTTTCCACAGTTTTATACTTCATATTATAAAAGTTGTGCAAGAAATATTTGGAAGGAAATTCCAAAATTAAAATTGGTGGATGGAACATCTTTACTTAAATATTTAGAAAAAAATAAACTTGGAAATTATAATGCTTTTGAATTTCATTGTAAAAAAGTTGAAACATTATTTTGGAATAAATTTAAAGTATTTAAAGAATGGCAAAATAAATGGATTGAAAATTATAAAAAGAAAGGATTTACAGAATCTTTTTTTGGTCATCGTAGAGAAGAATTGCTTGATACAGGGCAAATAGTAAATACCAGTATACAGGGGGCAGCGTTCCATTGTTTACTTTGGTGTTTAATAAAAATAAATAAAATAAGAAAAGAAGAACAATGGAAAACTAAAATGCCAGCACAGATACATGATAGTATTATTTTTGATATGCTTCCTTCTGAAGAAGAACATATTTTAGAAGTAGTAAAAAAAGTTACCACAAAAGATTTGGTTGAAGCACACCCTTGGATTAATGTCCCAATGGAAGTTGAAATCGAAATGGCCCCGATTGGAAAATCTTGGTATGAAAAAGTAAAAATTGTATGATATAATAAGATTATAGAAAGGGGGGTATATTCTTTAAATAGTAGTATCACCCCGATTTCAAATTTAAAAACTAAAATTCAAAATTGAAAAATAAGAAAGGAAAATTATGCAAAATTCTTTTGAAAATGATTTACAAATTGACAAATTTTCTTTGGATGATGAATGGCTTAATCAATCTATTTTATATTACACATGGTCTAAGAATCAAGCGGATGCTGTTGCTGAACGGGATAAAGCAAAACAACAATTAGAATTAACTAAATCTCAATTAGATGTTAATATTCGTTCTTTTCCTGATCGTTATAAAATTGAAAAAGTAACTGAAGCCGCTGTTCAAAATACAATTATTGCTGATAGTTCCTATCAAGAAGCATTATCTGAATATCAAACTGCTGTTTATAATGTTAATGTTTTAAGTGGCGGTTTGGAAGCACTTAATCACAAAAAATATGCTTTGGAAAATTTAACTAAATTATTTTTATCTGGTTATTGGACTGAAGCACGAGTTCAAAATAATATTTCATCTGATTCAAGAGAAAAACAAGAAAAGCAAATTCACACTGAACAAGAAAAAATGTTATCTGCTTCTCCAAAATTTAATAAATTAAAAAGAAAGTAAGGAGGTTAAATTATGTATGAAATCTAATTATTTTTTAATTATTTGTTTTATTTTATTGTTATTACCATTTGCTTATTTACTTGTTAGATTAACAACATCAGCATTTTTTAAAAGTTTAAAAGAATATAAAAACAAAGGAGAAGAAAATGATTCAAAGTAGGAGACCACCAGTTAAGACAGTTTCAGCAGGATTTGATAGAAGTAAATATTCAAATGCTTTGCTCCAAAGAACACGAGAAGCGTTTGATAAACGAGATTCTTCTGGTAAATATGGAAGTTATATTAAGGATGAATATCAATCTAAACAATGGCAATCCTTAGAAGGGGATCATCTTGTTGATATAATTCCATTTTTGGTTGGGCCAAATCATCCTCATTTGAAAGAAGGAGATGTAGCTTTTCTTTTGGATGTTTATATTCATCGTGGAATTGGAAATAATGAAGATTCATACATTTGTCTTTCACGAACATTTAATCTTCCTTGTCCTATTTGTGAGGATCAAAGAGAAAAACGACGCTCTGGTGAATACACAGATGAGGATTTGAAACCACTTAATCCATTTAGAAGAACTGTATATAATGTTTGGGTTCAAGATAATCAAAAGGAAGTTGATAAAGGGGTTCAAATTTGGGAAGTATCACAATGGCTTTTTGATAAGCATGTTTCAGCAAGAGCAAAGTCAAGTCGAACTGGTGAATTTATTAATTATGCTGACCCTATTAACGGAAAAAGTATTCAATTTCAGCGAACAGGTAAAGGGGCAAAGAATACTGAATACTTAGCTCATACTTTTGTTGATCGAGATTATGAAATTCCTGATGAAATTTTGGAGCAAGCTCTTCCATTGGATCAAGTAATTACTATTCCTACTTACGATGAAGTTTATGAAGCATATTTTGGTGTTGAAAAAACTAAAGAAAAAGAGGAGGAAGAACCTGATATTCCTGAAAAATTTAATCATCCTCCAACAACAGTTCGTAGAAGTCCACTATCCCGACAATCAGTTAAAGAAAAGGTTGTAGAAGAACAGGAGCAGGAACAGGAAGGATGTCCTGCTGGTAAAGAAATGGGAGTAGATATAGGTTCACTTCCAGAATGTTCTGATTGTGCAATTTGGGATGATTGTAGTGAAATGGAAAAGCAATTAAAAAGTCAAGAAAAGGAAAGAGTGGAAGAACCCCCACGAAGAGTTGCAGGACAAGGAAAGGTTGCAACTCCATTAAGAAGGCTTCGTAGGTAAATAAACTTTTGCCCCCATTTGGTTCGTAACCATGAGATCACGAATCTTGCCTATAACTTGGTATTGATATAGAGGCATGGGGGCAAATTGAGATGTCGGATAGCGACCGACTGATTTGGGTGGATGCGGGGGAACCCCAATAAGAATGACAAATAAGCCCGTACATTTTATTTTTAGAGGTTAATAAAATGTCTTATCTTCATATTGAAAATTTATATAAAAATAAAGATATTTTATTATTTAAAAAATGTTATGCTATGGAAAAAATACATGGAACATCAGCCCATATTTCTTGGGATGGTAATAAAATAATTTTTTTCTCTGGTGGGGAAAAATATGAAAATTTTATAAATATTTTTGACCAAGAAAAGTTAAAAAATAAATTTATTGAAATGGGTTTTACTTTTACTATTTATGGGGAAGCCTATGGTGGTAAATGCCAAGGAATGAAACATACCTATGGAGAAGGATTAAAATTTATTGGCTTTGAAACTAATATTGGGGGGAAATGGCTGTGTGTTCCTGATGCTGAAAAAATAGTTAGAAGTTTTAATTTAGATTTCGTTCATTATGATTTAATTGACACTAATATTGAAACTTTAGATTATTATCGAGATCAGCCTTCTATTCAAGCAAGAAAGAATGGAATTTTGGAAGATAAAAAAAGAGAAGGGATAGTTTTACGTCCTTTAATTGAAGTAATAAAAAACAATGGAAGTAGAATTATTGCAAAACATAAAGCAGATGCTTTTCAAGAAACTAAAACAAAAAGAAATCTAAATGAAGATAAATTAAAAATTTTAGAAAAAGCGGAAGAAATTGCTGATGAATGGGTAACACTAATGAGATTATCTCATGTTTTACAAAATTTAATAATTATTGATGAAACACAAACTGGAATTGTAATTAACTTAATGATTGAAGATATTGAACGGGAAGCTAAAGGAGAAATTATAGAATCAAAAGAAGTACGAAAAATGATTGGGAAAAGAACAGTATTGTTATTTAAACAATATTTAAAGGAGAAAATAAATGTTTAATAAAAAAATTACAAGTAATGAAAAAGATGAAATTTATAAAATTTTAAATGATCTTCATAATAAAATTGAATATAACAAACCAGTAGAATTGTTTATAAATAGAACAAATTATTTGGATAAAAAAATAGAACTTATTCTAAATTATTTTAATTTAGAATATAAAGAAGTTCCTTCTTCAGATGAATTTCCTAAAATAATTAAAAAGGAAATAGTAAATGCCAAAAATAAAAAGAACTAAAGAATTATCAGAGGAAATTAAAGAATCAATTTTATCCCCTATAAAAAAACCAGCGTTAGTTCGATTTGATAAAGTAATTTCTACTGGAAGTACTTTATTGGATTTAGCAATTAGTGGAACTAAAGTTAATGGTGGGGGAATACCGGGAGGAATTGTTGTTGAAATATTTGGCCGACCAGGATCAGGAAAAACTTGTATTTTAGCAGAAATTTTAGGCAATGCCCAACGTAAAGGTGGGGATATTCATATAGATGATCCTGAAGCACGTCTTGATAAAGAATATGCTGAAATTTATGGGGTAGAATTAAATAAAGAAAAAAATTATGCAAGACCTGATACTGTTACTGAAATGTTTAAAGGTATTATTGAATGGGAACCTAAACCTGAAATAGAAGATGCTTTATGTATTCGTGGTGAAGATTCTTTGGCTGCACTTTCAACCAATATGGAAATGGAAGGGGAAGATAAACGAGGTCAAAGAAGAGCAAAAGAATTTAGTGAAGGTCTTAGAAAAACTTGTAGAATTATAGCTAATAAGAATTGGTTAATTGTTTGCACCAATCAAATTAGAACCGGAGATTCAGGCAATAATACAACCCCCGGTGGATTCGGCATTCCTTTTTATTCTTCCCTTCGTATTCAAATTAATCAAGCCTTCCCTAAATGGCGTTTAACTAAAACAGAATCAGTTGGTTCAAAAAAAGATTTAGAAAAAGTAATTGGTGTTCGTTCTACTTGTAAGATTACGAAATCAACAGTAGATGCTCCTTTTAGGGAATGTGATATTTACATTGTTTTTAATTATGGTATCCATGATATTTGGGGAAATCTTCAATGGCAAAAAGATATGACCGGAGCAACACGTTATATGGCGGTTGACAAAGAATTTCAAAGTGTAGAAAAAGCAATTAAACATATTGAAGAAAATAATCTTGAAATTCAATTAAGAGAAAATATAATTAATCTTTGGGAAGAAATTGAAAATAAATTTAATATTGAACGTAAACCAAAGGTAAGGTGGTAAATTTTATTTTGTGCGTTGGTAATGGGGATGCGGGGAGAATTGTAATATGCAATACAATTTTTATTGGAAATATATTGAGCGTCCAAAAAGAATAATCAATGGTTATGTAAATAAGATTTTCGGTTGGGATAATGCGGTTCTTATACAAAGAGAGGTAAACAAACATAGAAATGAATTAGTTTTAGATTCCCCGTTTCAGGTTGTAAAACTTCTTGGGTGGACAGATCAATATGATGACGATTACTATTGGGTTGTTTATACATATAGAGAGGGTATAAAAGAATATTCATGCGTTGGAGGATTTGTTTGGTTGAAAGACAAATTGTCGGGATTTGATTACACCCATGCCGTATGTGTTTGGGACCTAAATAATCCAACAGAAGAAGAAATAACAACTATGATTAAAGAGGAAGGGATAATCTTAAAATAAACACCCACTTTTTTATGTGGAATAACGGATATGCTATATGGAGGAAATTAATTAAATTATGTCAAAAATAACTTTATCAGATAATGCTTTAGAAGTAGCAAAAGCGAGATATTTTAACAATGGTGAAGATTGGGGAAAGTGTTCTTACAGAGTAGCTGAATCAGTAGCTTCCGTTGAAAAAGATAAAGCAGATTATACAAATAAATTTCATGAAATAATTTATAATATGGATTTTATTCCAGCAGGAAGAATATTAAGAAATGCCGGAAGAAATAAAGGGAGTATGTTAAATTGTTATCATTTAGGATGTGGAGACTCTATTGAAGAAATTGGGCAATTTATCAAAGAAGCCTTAGTGGTTTGGAGTGAAGGAGGAGGTTGCGGTGTTAATATGAGTTTACTTCGCCCCAAAGGAACTCCTATTTTAGGTAAAGGAGGGGAATCTTCTGGAATGTTGAGTTTTTTGATTGCTACGGATTCTGTTTCAAAAACTATACAAACGGGGGGGCAGCGAAGGGCAGCGGGGTTAGCTTCATTAGAAGTATCTCATCCTGAAATTTTAGATTTTATTGATGCTAAAACTGTTCATGGAGAAATATCAAATTTTAATATTTCAATAATGATTAATGATGTCTTTTTAGAAGCTGTTGAACAGGATAAACCTTGGGAATTAAAATTTAAACAAAAACTTTATAATACAATAAAAGCAAAAGATATTTGGGATAAAATTATTTATAATATGATTCATCATGCAGAACCAGGCCTTTTAAATACAAGTAATTTATTTAAAAATAATTCTTATTATTTTGCTCCTATATCCGGGGTCAATCCTTGCCTTACGGGGGAAACATTAGTTGCTGTTGCAGATGGACGAAAGCATATTTCTATTAAACAATTAGCTGAAGAAGATAAAGATGTTCCAGTATATTCCTACAATGAAGATAAAAAGAAAATAGAAGTAAAGATGATGTGTCATCCAAGAATTACAGGGTATAAGCAAAAGATTTTAAAAATTACTTTGGATGATGGTTCTTTTATTCGATGCACGGAAAATCATAAATTTTATATGAAAGATGGTAGCAAAAAAGAAGCATCAACATTAAAAGTAAATGATAGCTTATGTTCTTATAAATATAAAAAAATAGATGCTACGGAGGTAAATATTAATGATTATTATTTTAAATCTTTTATTAAATTAAGACAATCAGTACAATTAAATTATAAAATCGTTTCTATTGAAAAAGATGGTTATGAAGATGTTTATAATGGAGCTGTAGATAGTAATCATAATTTTTATATTATAGTAAAAGAATCAAAAATAAAGACAAAAAAAAGTGAATATAATTACATACTTACTCCAAATTGTGGGGAAGCAACGCTTTCCGTAGGCGAGAGCTGTTGCCTTGGGGCTTTAGTAATGCCTAATTTTATTACTGGAAATGTAAATACAAATTGGCAAAAGTTAGAAAAAGTTATTAAGTTGGCTGTTAGATTTTTAGATAATGTTTTAGATACAAATATTTATACATTACGAAAGATAGATGAAAAAACACATGATTCAAGACGAATTGGTTTGGGTATTATGGGATTAGCTGATTATTTAATTTGTAAAAAATTAAAATATGGTTCAAAAGAAGCTATATCGGAAGTAGAAAAATTAGTTCGTTTTATCCGGGATACTGCATATCAAGCATCCATTGAATTAGCTGTTGAAAAAGGAACATTTCCTAAATTTGATTCTGTTATGTATGGAAAGGCTTCTTT